GCGCGCTTTGTGACGTTATTGATTTTCCCTAATAAGGCATCCTGTACCCATTTTTTAACATCAACAATATCATGTTTTAAAATCTGTTCATCAAATTCATCTAATTCTATTTCTAATATTTTCATAAGCCTAACCTACCAAATAACCCGTAAATAAACTAGCCCTAAGCCCAAAGTTTGTAGCCTGTATTGTTGTCGTTCCTGATACTCCGCCACCTTGTAGTATGCTTACGCTTGCAGTATCTGAAGCGTCCATATCTACTAATAAATGACCTTGCATTGTATAATAAGCAACGTTTGCATCAAAACCTCCTGCGTCTAATGAAACAAGAGAGTATGTTCTGTTTGATGTAACAAGAGTTAAATCATAATAAAAAACGGCACTCTGTATCGTGTTAAACCAAAGCAATACATTAAACAAATACTTGCCTGTTGATGGCGCAGTAAATGTATATGTTGAAGTATTAAAATCTGAGCCGATATCAAATTGTTCTGAATTAAATTGAACTGTTGCAGTTGAAGTTGTTACGCTTTGGTTTGAAGACATGTACGCTTGAAACCCACAAGTTAAACTACCTCCTCCGCTGCTAGGCAAATTACTTACTAAAACTTTTTTTGTTGAATTATCCGTTACATCTTCAATAACTACATAATCACTATTGTCTGCAGTAGCGCCGAGTGCCGTTAATTCTGAAACGTCAAGAGCCAAAGAAACAGCGCCTGATGATCCACCACCCGAAAGACCTGTTCCTGCAGTTACACCTTCAATATCACCAGCATTAGACGTCCATCCACGATCATTATTGAAATTACTAAGTTTAATTTCAGATGCAGCTTTGCGGGATTCGGTTGTACCATCTTGCAAAATAAATTCTGTTGCAGTAGTAATGTCTCCGGTCATATCTGTTAACTCAGAAAAATCCAGATCAAGTGTTACCGTACCAGATGTTCCGCCACCTGTAAGTCCATTGCCTGCAGTTACACCTTCAATATCGCCAGTGTTGTCTGTAAATCCTGAATCGTTATTGAACCCAGAGATATTAATATTTCTTTTAGTAAGTTTCTTTTGAGCACCGCCAGTATCAACAACAGCAAAATAATCACCATCACCATTAGATGTTGACGTTGTTAGATCATTTAAATCTAGTTCTAATTCTGGCTCCGCTGCAGTGCCACTATCTGAAAGACCTGTACCGGCAGTTACACTTTCTACTTCACCACCGCCAGACGCAGTTGATGCAATTGTAATAGAACCATTAGAATTTTTTGTAATTGTAACATTACTACCTGCTTGAAGATAATCTGTTGTTCCATCTGCAAGTTTTGTTAAAGATCCTGAAAATCCTGTTTTTGCAGTTACAGAATCAGATACTGTAATGCTTGATTTAAAAGCATTAGAACCAACTTGTAAATTAGAAGGTATTGTTACACTAGTTACTTTGTTTGTTTTGACATCTCGAGTAACAATTAAAGGTGATTTTTCAACTTCTATTTTTCTATTATGATGAGGCATTACTAAGACCTAAAATTTAAACCTATTAATTCATTTACCGTTCTTGCGCCAACAGTTACAGGTAAAGGTCCACGATTTCTTATTCTTTCGTAATCTGCACCGTCATCAAAATAAGGTAATGAAGATGTTGCTTCAAAATGTTGATTTGATGAATCTGTGCTTCCTGGCTTGACAATATTTCCTTCAGAATCAACAAACCTTATTTGTACTGGTGATGTGTTAACCGTGGCCTTGCCTAGAACATTCGGTAAATTAGTTTCATTTTTATAAAACTTTCCATCATGACGCTGTTCTAACATATCTCTGAACTGGCCATAACTGTTTCGTCTAAATACTGCATTTGTATTTTCGGGAAAGCCATTTTGAATGCCATATTTCCAGCCGCGAATTAAAATAGGTGCAACAGGATTTGTACCATTTGTACCGTAATGACGAGGGCAGTTCGTGTTTCCTTTTATATCCCAACTATTTCCTACAGAACCAGTAAGCTTATAGGCGCGCGAATATGTATTTTCATCTCCGAACCCATAAAAAAACTTTCGCCATATGTTAAAATCAAGAATGTCGTCTGTACCGCCGGGGCCGTTATCAAAATATGTATTTGTGTCAGTCCACCCTTCTTGAAAAACACGCAACGTTTTAACCTTAAAATTACCGTTGCTACCCGTGTTAGAAACTGGAATTCCATCAACACCAAGACCAAAAAAGCTAGAGAATGGATCTTGCACTCTTTTTAAATCATTAAACGGTTTTTCAAATGGAAATCTGTGATACCAATCATTTAATGGCCTAAATACATCTGAACCGTATTGTGCTTCAGCTGCTGAGGAATATGCTGAATTTCCTGCACCTTCGCTATGAACAGCAGAAAGAAATCCTATTCCGTTGTCAATATCATACAAGAAAATATTAGTGCCTAGTTTGTTCAACATTTTTTCAAATGAAGGCATTAATGTATCATAAAACTGTTCTGATTTATCATAAAATACACTATTTCTATGAGGTGTTCTTAGTGAACCCGTAAATCTAAAGCGTAAATGATAACTTGCGTTCGAAGTATGTCTAGGATCTGTTGCTGAATGTATATTGTCATGAAACCTTTGATCATTATAATTTGTATTACTGCCAATTACTTTTCTTTGATTTGCTGTTGTTGGCGTTGTATAGATTAATTTACCAGGGTCGCGACCCCTTGATACGTCGACCATACTTCCTGATATGATATTATCAATATATGTTCCTGATAAAATTAGAGTTCGCTCAACATCAAATTGATCAAGCACAGGCTCATCACCAATTACATGATGAACAGAAAGATTTGTTAAATGTTGATTTAACCCTGTAAATTTTTGACGTTTTTGTGATACGTATGAACCATATAGTGCAATTTCGATTTCACCTGTTTTTAACGTAAAATCATGTGATCCTGTAACTAGGTTTTTATAATCAGGAACAGGAGTCGTTCTTACTGGTCTTGTTTTTGAAACTGCAAGTATTATATTATCCGTAGGTAATAATAAATAAGGCGAATTAGTATATTCAAGGTATTGATAAACAGGGCTACTACCTCTTCTTGTTTTATAAAGAGGTAAGCCACCTTGGGAGGCATTGTATATTTCGCTGATTTCTAAAGGTGAAAGTGCTGCGTTGCTCCAATAAGCCAATTCATCCATATAAAGCTGCGCATATTCACCATCAGGTGAATGGGCAACGTATACTACGTCACCAGTACCTGTAGAATCAAATTTTACATCATAAAAAAGAGGAATACCTTGCACAACTCCATCAACATATAATCTTAGCTTTGATACTTTTGCATGTGAAAGATCACCAAAATCATTTGAAATACCATGCGTTTCAAGAGTAAGTGCAATATGATGCCATTGATTATCATCTATTTGTGAAGTTGTTTTTATTATTTCGACAAGTTCATCATTTGTATCATAAACATATAAGCTTATTGTTGCATCTGAATTTAATTTTAATCTCCAGCCGTATCTGCTTGATGCGGTTCCTGGAAAATATTCCCTACCTAATAACGAAACAGGTGATACTGGTGCACATTCAATTTTTGCAAAAAATGAAATGCTTCTTCCTCTTTTTACATTGTTTGCTATGTCGTCTGTTGCTCCATCAAAAAGAGAAAATATGTCATAATCAGCATCTGAATTTGTTGCACTTGGTCTAACTAATCCGTCTCCTGAACCTGATTGAAAATATATTGTATCACGGTCGGAAACTGTATGATTAAAAATACCAGTAGTTGATACTTCGCCACCCGAGCCTGTTGTTTCAAAAGAAGTAAAGCTTGATCCTGACATAAAATCAAGCACTGCAGTAAAACTACCGCCAGACTCAGCACCTTCATCAGGAGTAAATCTATAATAAACCCTTGGAGGATGATATAATCCATCTGATAGAGTTAAATTTTTTCCTGCTGAAAAATCATTATCTTTTTGATAGCTAGGCATTCTAAGCTCACCTGCAAGTAAGTTTCTTGCAGAAGCCACAGTATTCATTGTCCTGCCTAGGTTGCTAACTTGAAATATTTTTGCATTACTTAAACCAACATCTGAACCAGACGTTACCGAATCTGTTGTCGTATTAACAAGATATGCACCGTTTACAACTCCTGCTTTTGTCGATAGAATAACATCACCAGAATATGATTTTGCTAGTGTTCTAGGATCTATCTCTGGATTAACTATTACGGAAGGCGTTGAAAAAGATTTAAATCCCGCGTAACCGTAATCAGTTCTTGATAAAAATGGAGGTGATGTTGTGTAAAAATTACCTAAATTTCGTTTATTATTTGAAAATGTAGAAGTTCCGTTCCAAAAATTTGTATATACACGATTATTTGAATCTGTTTCTGCAGAACCGTTGTCCCAATCAGTATTTTCCAAAATACCTAGCGTTCCGTCATGATTTCCTGCAGTAACACGAGATTCATTATCACCTGCTGGTATAATAGTTCCTGATAAAATAATTTCTCTTATGTTATCTCTGTCTTGCCTTAATAATGAAACAGTTACTGCAGGACCGCCTATATCAAAAGATTTAAAATCAAATCCTGCGTGCAGTGCTCTTGTACGATCATCAAACCATCCATCTCCTGCACTAACTGGAACTTTAATAATTGCTTTTTCTAGCAAAAAGGGCTCTGTAATACTTGATGACATTATAATTTTTTGCGAATCAGTTGCAGCCCAGCTTTTGTGTGTGAGCGGTGACACGATTTCTTTATGTATATTTTGTATTTCTTTTAATGAAGAGCTATAAAGCTTATTAGGTACTGCATATTGATATATGCCTGCCTTGGTAAAATCTCTTGGGCTATCAAAAATACTATATTGGTTTCCTGGATTTTCTTCTGGTGATGCGGTACCTGAATATCTAAATGTATCTGCAGCATTAAAGATAAATTTACCTGTTGTATTTACTGGAACACCAAAAGAATTAAATAGTATGCAGTCATGGCCTGCGCCTATTACACCATCCTGATTTATTACACCATTTGATGCAGTAACATATGGAATTTCATCTACATGATTTGTTCCAATTGTCTGTGTGCCGCTTCCATCAGGATCCATCATGTTCCCTTGCAATGTTGCCGATGCATACGTTTTTATATCAAACGTGTAAGTTGATAAATTATAATATGCTATAGTAGGTAAAGTTGCATGAAGTGATGTTGAAGAACCTACGGGAAATTTTAAAACAACCTTTGATTTACTTTTTAAAGGAGAATCAAAACCTTCACCAACATCAGAAACATTGCTTCCCGTCAAGAAAAAAGTATCAGTTATATTTTCTTCGTATAAACCTGTGTCATTAAATGGTTTAATTAATTCAGGTAAACTGTGTGTTAAATATGTTAAAAATTGTTTGCCACTTGAAACGCCTTTGACAATATTTCCTGTGCCTATAGTTAGAGAAGCAGCTTTTGGATTAATGTTAGAATATCCTTCAGGAATATTCATAGGATATGAAACTTTTACATTATTTTCATAAAAAATAGTATTTCTATCATCAAATGCAGTAGTAACGTTACCCAATCTTTCATTATCACCAGGTGATTTTAAAACTGGATATTGATAAGGATCTGAATCAAGATCTAATAAAAATTGACTACGTCTTTTATTTTCTAATTTTGTTTTTGATTTATATGGCTTGATTTTTATTTTTGTATTTGATTGCCATCCCGTTGTTGAGTTAAGAATTATGCTTTGTGTCGTTATTGAACCACCATACTTGTAATTATCGGCATAAATATCCCTATAGTCACTAAATGAAAAACCTATACCTGATGATGCGCCAAGAGGCGTATTTGGTGTTCCGTCTTGCCTGGGTTCATCATAAACAAATTCAATATGATTTGTATTTTCCTGAAGTACAATTTGAAAATTTAATAACGTACCATTCGAACTTGTATCTTCAAAATGTTCTCTGCATCTAAAACTTATTATTCTTTTTCTTTTACCTACACCAGTTTCTGATATTAATTGTGTTACAATACCGTCCGTTAAACTATATGCGTCCACCATACCTTCGGCTGGTACGTACGTTCCTTGCCAGGTTATCAATTTGCCTAACCACGGTGCAAGAATAGGCCCACGAATATTTGAGTTTCTTGAATATAAAATCTCAGGATTATAGACAGTATTGTCGTGCAAAACTGATAATCCACGATTTCCAATATTATAAAGCGCTGTTACGTGTGTTGGTGTTAATACTTTATTTTCCCATACAGCCAATTGATCAATAATACCATCGTACAAACTTCCGCCGCCTGTAATACTCCCTAGTGTAAATGCGTTATTAGCAACATCTGTAGTCCAATTTGCATGAACAGCAGTACTCATTAAATTTGTAGTTAAATTGGCTTCATCGTCAGTATATGCAGTATTATCAACATAAATTTTTACTTTACGATCTGTGCCATCCGTACTTTCAACCGTAACAACAATATGATGCCAATTTCCATCTGCAATATTTGTTATACGTGAGTCCGTCTCTGCATAAATATTTGTTGCGGCTACACCGTCTATTGTTGAACGATCATATATTGTAAAGTTAACTTTTGCGTCTGCGCTATTAAAATCTGTAAATCGTAAAAAATATCCTCTATCAACGATTTGTGAATCATTACGGTAATAATATTTACTAAATACATAACCTGTAGTGTTTGTCGCTGGTTTGACCCATGCAGAAAAAGAATATGATGCATTATTTGGATCCATAAGATGCAGATCTGCGCCTCCGACCTGCGTACAAGCGATTGTGTCATCTGACGCATCAAAATCATATGCCTGGCCTTCTATCCCTGTAATTACACTTGGTGTACCTGCTACAGTGCCTTCTGCAAAGCCTGTTACATCACTTAAAGTCGTACCATCAATATTATCTGTATTAAAATCCCAAAGTGTTTTTGGATGAGGAGCAGTTAAAGATGTGTCAAGTGCATTTGCTTGTATATCACTATTTAAGAGTTGAATAAATCCTGTCGAGAATGCTTTATATTTTGTATAAACATTACCGTTAAAAACAAAGTCAAATCCGATATCAAGCACAGAAGATTCAGCAACTTGCGTTTCATTACTAATAATTTCTGTTGCGCTACCAGTTACATACAACTTTGCATTTTGAAATTTTTTAACTCTGTAATTCTTAAATTTACTCATATCATCTTCAAATATTTATTTCACAACACATTATTTTAACAAATATATAAAATACTTTACTTTGAGTTAACTGTAAAGCATTATCTAAACGCGATTGAATCTACACCAAATGGTGCATCATCAAATATAAAACCTGTTGAAGCACTTTTACTTGAATCACCAACGTAATTATCTGTTGAATAATTTGCCATAGATAATAATATTTCTTTTAATTCGTCATCCATATTGTCGTTAACTTTTATTGTTTTATGTTTTGATGCTGTTTCATCAAAGTAATCATTTTCTTCAGCAGCTATTTTTAATGTATTCGGTTGTATTATTTTATTATTAATGGTTCTAACTGATGCATTTGATGATATTATGCCAATTTCTTTGTTTCCATTCAATAAAACAATTTTTCCAATTTTTCTTTCAACATAATCATCTAATTTTTTTTGTGTGCTTGCTTTTATGCTTTTTGATATTATTAATGTATTTGGCATTATTTCAAAAAACGGAACTAGAAATGTTTCATTATCTTGTTTTTGATTTTGAATTACTGCCTGTTCTGTAATTCTGTTTCCTATATTTTTGTTTGGTGATGCATCATTTTCAAAAACATTTGTAGAAAACATTGATTCATTATTAAAAATTTTAATTACACCATTTTTATTTATTACTTCATCATATAAATTTTTTGTAGTCTCACGAATGTTTTTATTTAACCCATATCCATCAGAGCCACTAAAATGTAATCTATAGAACGATAATACTTTACCTTCTGCATTATCACCTGGTGAAATTAGATTTTGTATTATTGATTCATATTGTTGCTTGTTATCGTTAAAGTAATTGTCTTCTTCGGAAACGAATTTTTGGCCAATTATTAAATTTTCATGTATATGTCCTTCGAAACCACACGATATATCAACGACGCCTCGCATTTTATGCATATCATTTAATATTTCAACACCGTTCCTAAACTTATCAGGATCAACATTTCTATTATCACCAATAACTTTTGAAGTATTTCTTTCTTTTATTGTGATTATTCTTGAAGGTGTTGAAGGTATAGTATTTAGTTCTACGCCTGATTTGTTAACATATAGTTTTGAAAATGTTTTTTCAAAATTTATCTTTTTTTTATCAATAAATGGCTTATTCATTTTTTATTATTATGTTGAGCTATTAAAATCATCGAAAAAATTTACAGAAAGCTGTTTTTCGCTTTCATCTAAATATGATTCTGCTGTGTTATAATTAACTTTTGTTCTCTCAAGAAGATGTGATTCAATTGTTAAATTTGTTCCAAGAAATTTTGTTTTATATGGTATTGCATTTTGAATCATATCTCTGAGTATTAAGTTTATATATTTAAAAATCTTAGAAAAATTATTTAAATATATTTTCTCAGTTAATCTATTAAAATAAACATCTTGTAATGTTTCAAGATCATAATAATTATTTGAATACATTAATTCAGGTGATGTCACATAATTGTTAAATTCCTTTAAAGAAGAGAACATTTTAATAATGTCTTTATTTAATGCATTTATAATTGAAAATTCTATCGACAATCTTGAATCATCATATACTTCTTCTGAAGGTTCTAATTCTGTAATCGGTGCTGTTTTTGAAAATATTGAGCCTGATACGTTTTCATAATTTTTAAAACTTCTTACACGAACCTTTTCTATTTCTCCTATTTCATCAATAGAAGGGACAAGATATTTATTTTGTATTATTTTTTTTGTTGTAAAGACATTATTAGCACCAAAATTAAAACCTGAAAACATAATATTGTTTTGAGAAAAATCAGATAATTGTATTTTCTCATCAGAATTTGATTGTGTTATATTTTGTGTAAAATCTATATGGGTACGTAATTTTTCAAAAGAACCTGATTCAATAGTAACAAAGTTAAAATTAATTCGTGGATCTTTTACACCTAATGATGTTTTATTGAACACGTGAGAACGCCAATCATCAATTGATAATCCTTTAGACCAAAATTTTATGTTTGATATTAATCCATTAAATGCTTTTGCTCTACCTTCTCCTGTAGGTTCAATACTTGTATTGTTCAAAAAATAATATGCAGATGATGCACCAGAAGCGTAATCAACATCTTCACCTTGTTCGTTTCCTATCGATATATACGCACCGTAAGCATTTAGTGCTGAATCAATATTTTCAAAAACGCTCGTTTCATTAGAGTCAAAAAGCAACGATGATGTTGTATAAAGAGAGTTTTCATCAGTTGCTGCACGAAGAAAATACGATGAAGAATAATGTGAATTTAATTTATCATTTCTTATTCTTCCATATGAAATATTCCACGTATTGCCATCAAAAATGTTTGCGCCTGCCAAAGAAAGTGATAACAATGTTGGATCACTTCCAGGTAATGATGATGTCATAGAATTAACATATAAACGTAAAACAGGTGCAGAAGAACTTAATGCAACAAGGTTTGCAACAATGCCTTTGTCAATAGCGCTAGTATCGTCAACATCTGATCCTGTAACAATTAATCTTGATAAACTTTGTGTTAAATTATAATTTCTTGTTATTGGAAAATTGTATAATCCTTCATAAGTCCATGATCCGGATGTAAACAATCCATCATTAGGATTATTTGAATAGCCATGGATTCCAAATCTACTATCTCCTTGATTAACAAAATCTCCTGTAATATCAGGATATCCCGGTTCTATTCTTGAGCCTGATAAATATGATGATGTTATAAACGCATTAGAATTTGTTGAATTTATATCTAGAAAATTAATTACGACATTTTCATTTTTATATGAATCATAAATTTTACTTGCTCTTAATCTATCAAAAAACCTTATATTTAGCGTCGTATCAGGATCTATTCCTGTTGTACGTATGAGCATTTTTAAGCCATTTATAGTACCTTTTGTTTTGATAATTTCCTGAACGTTTGCAAGAAATCTACGCAAAAGCTGATATCTTATATTTTGTAAACTTTTTAGGTGGGACGTCTCTGAGTTGTTTTCAACAAGATTGTCACCATAAATTAATTGTCCTAATTTTGCATCACTAAAATAATGAGGAATATCAAACCCATAATGTTTCGTTAGATATGTTAAAAATACGTTTGGTATGTTATCATTTGAATTATAATTCGTATAACTCAATGTTTTAAATGAATCAAGAACTATTTTAAGCTCATCAAATTGTTTAGCCCACATAAACAAAAGTGAACTTAAAATTTGATTTGTACCAAATCTTGCCGTACCAGGAATTGACGAGCCCGTCAAAGGATAAACTGAATCTCCAAACTCGTCCACACCATCTAATATTTCACCTTCTAAAAAATAATGTCTCGGTATTAAATTTGTTATGAGGTTTGGATTTATGGAATCATATTTACTTGCAGAAACTAGTAAATCTTGATTTAAAGTTAAATTCTTTGTATAAGAAGGAAACAGTACTGGATTAAATAATTTTTTTTCATATTTCAAAGGCACAGACACAGAACCTGTGCTTCGTAGCAAATGAGTATAATTTGATATTGAAGAATGAAGAGAATTTCCTGAAGAATCTAGAACTATAGAATTAATTTGCGAAGATTCAGAACTTCCAAGTGTTCCTGTTGGTTCATTGAATTTATAATATAATTTTAAATCATTATCTTTTGTCTGTGAAACTGATTTAAATTGAAAAGATTTTATTTCATTTTTTGTTCTAACTTTATGAAAAATTCTTAGATCATCAATTGAACCGCTAAACGTTTGAGATGGTTCAATTATATGCCCAAATATTCCTGTTGGAGGTGTTGTAGATCTGTCAATTCCATAGCCTGAAAAAAATGATGAACCTGAACCAATTAAAAAATTATGATTTTCAGAATTAAATTTTCCTATTTTTACTTTTTCTGATGATGAGATTAATTCGCCATTTATATAGAGAAATAATTGAGATAATTCTTGTTCTCTATCACATACCATTGCAACGTGATTAAACGCTCCTCTTTTCAAACCACCTGATATAAACAGCTCCTCACTGCCAGATACAACATGACCGTGTATTGGCGCAAAACCTTCATCAATGTTACTATCTCTAGAGGCTGATAGCATTAATGTAAAGCCTTTTCTTTCTACTGGATTGTTATTATAAACATTATTACTTCCTGAAAGTTTTTGAAAAATAATCTGTGAACTGTCTAATAGGGGCTCAACATAATATGGAGGTATAAATATTTGTGCTTCTATTGTAAATGATTTATTATCAGGATCTATAGAAGGATCACCTGTGTTGTTTTTTGAAAGTATGGGGAATTTTGCACCAGATTTATCGTTTACTGAAATATATGCATTATCATAAAAATTTAAATATCCTATATTTTTTTCAAATTTATCATAAATATATTTTTCAAATCCAGTCAAAGAATCAACATATTGTTGTATTTCATATTGTGTTCCATCAAATGGAAATTTGTTAATTATTTTATCAAATGCAAAATTAACATTTGCTTGTGCAGAATTAAAAAATGTATGATTTTCAAATTTTGAATAATCTACATCAATTTGCTGTGTTGTAACAAGCTTGTTTATATTTTGATTATATGCAATTGAACCTGTCGTAAGATAGTTATCTTGTTCTTGATATTTTTCAGTGATAACATCACCATGCTCATTTATTTTTTCTGAATAAAACTTTGATGGCTGGTTTAACAAAAAAGATTTTATATCTGACATACTATATTCACATTGCTATTTGATAACAACAAACGCGCCTCCTACATCAGTAAATACATCTTCTGAATTAGTATCTTTTATCATAATATCAATTGAATAACTTTTACCTAGATCAAAATCTGACATGTATAATTTAAAATACATTCCTTTTTCATCAACAGACAATTGTGTTGAGTTTGTCTCCGTACCAAAAGGTACCAATACGCGGTTTGTCATTGAATCTCTTATAGAATAATATAAGTTGGTAAAAATTAAACTATTTCTTTTAATAGGTATTTTTGATGAAACAACCTTTCTAAGCATATCATCTACATGTATTCTTATTATAGGAGAATCGTCTTGTTTGTACGTTGATCGTAAATTAATAGTATTTATAACAAGCCTTTGGTTTACGTTTATAAACGATTGTTTATTTAATTTTTTCATTTTAAATAAACTTCCTGTATGATATGCAACAGTACCGTCAGCTGATAACCACATTGGTTCAAAAGAAATTGAGCTGGATATTTTTAACAATGAAGCATATTCAGATTCATAAGATGATAACGCAAAAGAAGATGAATAAACGCCTGTAACGAACATGTTTCCAATGCTGTGCTGTGAGCCTACAAAAGACGATGTAATTAACGCACCGGAAGAACCTGTTGTTATTAACTTTAATATAATAGAATCACTACCAGTTGCTTCCTGATATGAAGATGATAATAGATTTTTTGGATTACCTGATCTTCCAAAACTACGTAAAAATACTGAACCACTTAAATCAAAATAAAAGTCAGATACATGATTTTGTATAGTATCATTATATTTTACCAATAATTTTGGTTTTTTTGTTTCATCACTACAATTAGAAGATGCAAATCTTTTTACAAAGTATGTATAGTCATCATTCTCTAGTGATGATGATAACGAAATTCTAAACCCATGATCTGGTAGTTGTCCTGATAATGTAGCCGAAACGATCTTTGTAACATCAACAACCAAATCTTCTGTTCCGCTTTCAAATGTTTGTTCTATAAAAAGATTTTGCAGACCATTTCCATCACTTAAATTTCCGCTTGATATAATATCAATATCGTCTGATCCTAATAATCCTTTTTTATTTGCACCTTGCCCAAACCAGAGTGTCGGTACGTCACTGTATGATGCTGTAATAAAGTTTGACGAATCAGTATCACCAAAATTTTTAACATCATAACCTATACCTTCAGAAAATGATCTTGACAATGGAAAAACTTCAATTTTAAAATTTGATGGTGTAGGATTACCATGATATACATCAAATAATTTTAAATGACATTTAAAACTTTGATGTGAGTAATCAAGAATGCTTCCTGTGAGTTGGCGTAATTCAGAAAGATCAAATTTTATTAACGCCCTAGATAATTCAACAACTTCTGATGCAGATCCGCTATTTGTAACATTATAAAGTTTAAAAATATCAAGCGTAGATGCTTGACCTACGTTAGCCTCTTTTTTTCTTTTATCAGAAATTATCTTATCTGTAATATATGTGTCTGAAATTGCGTTTAATCTTCTATACATTATATCACCTAAATTGCAGTACCTACTATGTCTTCATCTGGAAATTTAATCTCAAAAATAGCTCCTTCGGGAGGCATAATAATACCTTTGTATTCTGACGATTTTACGTCAAAAACTGTTTTACTATATTGTCTTTCAGACTTAACATCATTAAAATTAACAAATTCAAACATTGTTAACGAAACAACTCCTTCAGTATTATAAATAATATTTTTTACGTCTGATATTGAAATAGGTTGTTCAATGTGAAAATTTTCAATATTAAAATACGAAACAAGTTTTGACAAGATATCTTGCAATACAATTCTTTTATTCAGCGATTTATCAACCAAGACCTCAAAATTTAACCCAATATTAATTACGTCTGCATCTAACATATCAATTGCATCAGACATTAACCTGTATCTGTTTAAGTATGTCTGCAGATTTTTCTTTAATGCATCAGGTGCTATTGTAATTTTACCATCAATATCTCTTGTTGCGACGTATAATTTTGTTGCAAAAGGATTATTTCTTGAACTTTTTATTGATGCACGAAAAACTCTTCCAAAGTTTGACGGCATTGTATAGATCCTAGCAAGCAAATCTTCTTTTGTTACGATTCTATTTTGTGAAGATCTTGAATTTCTTGCCAAAGCCTTTAGCTGATTAATTGTTAGCGGGTCAGATCCGCCTCTTGCAGGCTCAAAATTAACAACATCAAGACTCACTCTAACATCGGAACTTGCTGCAGGATCTGCATTTTTAGGAAATCTAATGAATAATTCATCAACAGTATTTATTGTTCGTGCATCGACATTATGATCTAATCCTCCTCCATGCCGATATTTTATTGTAATAGTAGTGCTTGGTTTGACTACACCAAAGGTATTTGCAGTTAGTAATGAATTAGGATCAAGTGCATAATTTTTATTTATTTTCTTACCATAAAGCGGAATAGAAAATTGGCTAGGATCAGGTATTATATCGTCTTCTAGTGAATCTGCGTTTCCACCACCAAAAGTTAATGTCATATTTCTATCTAAGAAATTTTTAGTTGCTGTGAACCTATATGGTGCAGGCAAAACTGTTAGATTTTCAGGTACATCAATGTTATCGCTACTTATATTTACGACAGATTTAAATACAGTATCTTGTGTTAATGATTCAACCTCATAATAGTGAGTACCTTCATCATCAACAACATCTACAATTTCAGATATATCTTCTTCATCTAATACTTTTTCAATAAATGGTTGAAATGTACCTACTATCATTTCTTCTTCGGAATATTCGCCTGAAACACAAAGTCCTGATTTTTGCAAGATGTACGTTACAGGATCACCAGCAGAATCTGTTGTACCAATTGAAATATCTGAATCAAGATTTCCTTCTTTATTTAATTTTCCAAAATCAACATCTTCTGTAAGTGTAAAAGTAATAGATGAATCTGATAATAACGTAGTATCTTTTTCAATGATAGGAAGCGTATTTGTATTAGGTACTATTTTATTATCACTTACTATTGCAGGAACTTCTATAAAAAAATCAACGTATACAACCGAAGGTGAAGCAAATGGTATGTCTATTCCTGATTGTAGTATTAAACGTTGTATGTTTTCTGTTTCTACCGCAGTATCAAGATCTAGTTCTCCAAATTGATGATCAAGATAATATGACATAACATCGCCAACATACGCAGCCAAGTCTACAAGTGCGCCTCCTAAGCTTGAATCTGAAAAATCTCTAACTTTATCAGGATAGTAAGTTCGTGAGTAATCTACAAGATCATTTCGAAACCCGTCAAAATCCTTGTTTAGAAAATTTCTTTGTCTTATACTTTTAAGTAAATTATTATTGCTTTGTTTTTTTGAACTCATTTTTTATTTCCGCTATAAAATTACTATACAATATATAACATAATTTCGATCTCATCATCTACTATAGAAAATTCAGGAACATCATAGGTAATATTAATTTTTATTTTTCCTGTGTGTAAATTATCATGATTAATTATTGTTGATATAAAGTTTTTAAGCGAAACGTATGGCATAAATCTTGATACAGCATCCTTTATACGAATTATTGCTTCATCTTCAAAATTTTCCTGTGAACTTACAATTTCATATGTTATAGGCTGCAAGTTTGCACCAAAATCATGATTCATAACACGTTCGCCATGGTTTGTTAATAAAAGGTTTTTTAAATTATCAGATATCTGTTCTCTGATTTCATAATTCATTGAAAACAATCCTTCAGAATTATTTCCAAATCTTAAAGGTGTTCTAAATCCAATCGGTAATAATGAACCTGTTACAACAGTTTTTATCTGTTTGTCAAGTTTTCTACCTACACTTTTAAAATTAAACTCAGACATTTTAATTAAATATTAACTTTATAAGTTTATATACAATAATTACCAAGACGATTACGTTTACTAGAAAACTAATCAATTGGTGTAATTGGTGTGTTACCATCATTATCAATTGGTCTTTTAGCATATTTCTCAAAATCATATATGCCCATCACTCTTTTTGTTGTAGTTATATCTTGGCCGTTATTGTTTTTTACTTTAAAATCACATAATAACGTATAACCATCCTCAATTCGCCCCCACTTAAACGTCCAATCTGCAGAAGTGTTTATTCTTGAGCTATTTTTACTTTTTAATTTACTAACTTCGCTTTTTGTCTGGTCATTTAAATTGTTCTTTCTTAAAGTATCTGAACCTACGTCAAATTGTCCACCTTCAAATATTTTAGTATAACTCTTACCTAATTCAGGAGGTTCGTCTCCCCAGAACATTGCAACGTGTTCGGGCCCAAGATTTTGTTCGGCCTCGCTCAACTTACGCATTCCTCTTGCAGTTATTATAATAAAGTCGCCAGGTTTTATTTTTGATAAAATCTTCTTTGCCGTCTCTTTATCTTTAAATGATTTATTACTTTTTGTATTGATACCGTCAAATAGTGCCTTCTCGCCATCATTAATTATTGCACCAACTGCATTCTTGGTATTTCCTCCTGGGTTATATTTTTTTGTATAATAACTGCCTAGAGCCACATTCGGCTCTGAGAATTCATCACGCAATCTTATTAATGTACCTCTAACTGTTAGTGCACATGATGACCACGTCCCTATTGTTGCTAGTGCGGTTTGTTTTATTTTAGCAGTTTCCTCTGGTTTTAAATCTTTAACGTGATAAGGTGCAACAAATGAAGAATAAATTAATATGTCTTTAAGATCGCTATTATTATCTACGTTGTGTGTGAGGTTTATCTCGTCCGCGTCGAATCCATAAACATTAACGCTACCATTTTTTGCACGACTAAGATTTAACATATCACATACTGTAGATATCCCGAAATTTTTTATTCTAGCATTACCTATTTTATAAGTTGTAACTTTTCCATTAAATTCGCTAACCATTTCTTGAAATTTTCCTCTGATGCCACCTTTAAAATTTTGTCTTTTTCTTCTTTCCTGCTTTTGTTTTTTTGTTTCAAGCTCAACTGCTTTTGTTGCTACTAATAAAAATTTTAGCTGATCAATTCTTTCA